CAAATTGTATTAGTTATCTCTGCATTGTTTGCATTGAAAAAGTTTTACAAAATGTTTAGATTATATCAAACTTCATCTCAAGGATCAGAGTTTAAGATCCCTGAAGCGGGAGAAGATGAAAAAGTGAATATTTGGAATAGGGTTGCACCTACGTCCACTTTGGTCTCCGACGAATTACACAATATGACTTTTGATCAGGCAGCCAGTCTGGTTAAAAAGAATATAGCTCATGCTACGTTTAGTTCGGCTGAGAGATTGAAAGGATGTGCATGTGATATCTTTCCATTGAAGTCCGGTGTGTGGATTGCACCATGGCATGTGATGAAACGTGGCTATAGTCATGTTCATGTCGCTAGAGTTTCTCCAGATTTAATTGGCCCGAATTTCGAGTCAAAGTTAGGAGAAAGTTCTTTTGTGAGAATAGGATGTACTGACTTATGTTTGGTATATTTGCCTGTGGGCGGTTCCACAAGGGATCTTACAAAACTGTTCCCTCTGACATTGAACAACAAGTCTGTTGCTGCCAATCTCATGTATAAAGATTCTTTAGGTAATATTACAGAATCGAAATTTAATGCAGTGCCCTTTATTTTTCTTAAAGATGACGTTAAATACGACGCTTTGAGATATAATTGTGGCTTTGAAACATTTTCGGGTTTGTGTATGGCACCTTTAATGTGTATGGGTAAATTACCATATATTGCAGGTTTCCATTTAGCCGGAAGAACCGGTCATGGTGATGGCGTGGCCCAGAGACTCACTGTTCGGGAATTGGAAGAAGCATTGGTATCATTGGAATCAAAACCAATGGTCATGAAGATGGCCAGTGAGACCAATATGGATTTCTCTGTACCGGAGTTAAGGATAAAACATCTTGAAGATGTTCACCCTAAGAGTCCTGTAAATTTTATGCCCCCTAGTACTACATTGACCATTTTGGGTGGTCACACTGGGGAGCGGCGTAAATTTACCTCTGAGGTAGTTCCTACTTTGATTTCAGACCAAGTCTCTGAACAGATGGGTATTCCAAAACAGCATGGTCCTCCAATGAATATTGGGAATTATAAGCCTTGGAGGGAAAACTTAGTTAAACTAGGTAATCCCAAAAAGCTTAACCCTGATATTTTGGAAAGGGCTTTTGTTGATTTTAGGGCGAAGATCTTCAATCAT